CGGATTGTGGTGTCCATGGGAAAGTTCATCCTTCCCCCGCCGTGCCATTTCGATAATGATTTCATAGGCTTCTTCTGTATCACTCCCGAAGTGAACTTCCAATTCATCAGGCACATCAACCAAGGCGGCTTTCAATTCCTTCACAGTAAGTCTTTTCTGCAACGCTTATCCCTCCAATATCTTGATCAGGTTGTGAACTCCACGGGTTTGAAGGCCCTGAATCTTGCCGGTGCCAGCGTAAAACTGGAACAGTTTATCATCAGACTTCCGCCAGCAATGGAAATGGCCGGTCTGCTGGTTTTTCAACTGGTATTCGATCCCGTGGGCTTCAAGCTGTTGAATGGCATAGGCGATCCGGTCAGGGTTCTTGGAAACCCGCTCTTGGTGGTTTCGGTGGGCGTGTTCCTTCAGGGCATCCCAAAATTCATCCCTTGCCATCTGCTTCACCAATCCCCATTATCAAAATCATCTTCCGGTTCTTCCGTGGCGGCATCATAGGCATCCTTTGTGATAACCGTTACATCTTCAACCGGCACATTCAACAACTTTGCTGTAATGCGGCGCTGGGCTTCCACAAAGGAATCATCCGCCTGTTCAGGGTGGGCAACCCCTTGAAATGAAGAAGCCGAATACCCAACTGAACCATTTCCGCCATACATTTCACTGTTTCTGATTTCAAAGTGAAGCGTGATGGTTACAAAACATAAAGGGTTCATCATCACTTTCCACCATCCTTCAGAGTGATCTTCACATAACCGGCCTTGGGATTAGGTTTGGAACATTCCGCCGCAATATCGGGATATTTTTTCTTCAGCTTGGCGGAATCAATAGCGGTGGAATTGCTTGGTGCAACCAAAGTCAGGTTCAGTACATCACTTTCAAACTTCTTCACGCCAAACTTCATCATGGCATCATACAAGGCCGCTTTCATGGTCTTTTCCTGTTCTTCAATGGCCTTTTTGTGAGAAGTCAGGGACGCAATAGCGTTCAGGGTGGCAAGCTGGGATTGCTGGAAGGCTTGAAGCCCTGCTTCTTCATCAAAGGTGGAAGAACCACAGGTGTTGGGATCTTCCTGACAGGAATCCAGGCAAGTGTGGAAATCCGGGCATTTATGGCAACACCCATCAAACTTTCCACGGGGACAAGCGTTTTCACATTTGATCATTTCCGTTCAACTCCTTTATGTAGGTTTCTTGGTAGCCAATCACCCGTTGGGAATATTTGCTTTGGTAAATCCCTTGATCCCACAGCTTGGAAGCGCCGCTTTCCCCCATGTTGTAAGCCATCAGAACCTTGTGTGGATCATCGTACTTTTCAAACAGGGTGCCAAGAATATAAATACCGGCTTGGATGTTCTGGTAAGGGTCAAGGAAATCCGTTACACCAACGGCATTGGACAACCATTCATGGTTTTTCTGGTTAATCTGCATCAGGCCATAATCATTGGTGGCGCTGATAGCATCCGCTTGAAAGTTGCTTTCGTTTCGGATCAGGCCCATCAGGAAAGTGAAATCAATTTCATAGGCATCTGCCATCCAATAGACATATTCCTGAAGGCTTTCATCCATAGGGACATTCAAAGGGATGAAGTCACCGGCCTGAACAATGGTTCCATCACTCTGAACTTTGACAGCTTGGCCGGTATAGGCCCCATACAAAACCGCCGTGGTGGTAGGCTCCGGGGTGGAAAACCAGATTGGTACTTTGGCAAACAGGAACCCAATCAGCACCCCTATCAGTAGGGCAACGGAAAACATACGCCGAAACCACTGATTTCTTTTAGCCCTTTGGGTGGTTATCCTCGTATTTTCTGAACAGTTCATCGTTATAATCCTTTCTCATTTGCAAGGTGGAAAAAATGCTTTCTTCCACGGTGCCGGGGCAAATCATCCAGTAATAGAAGCATGGCCGTTCTTGTCCCATGCGGTGAATCCGCTTTTGGCTCTGCTCCCACAGTTCCCAACTTTCGGGAAGGCTGAAATAAATAATCTTGTTGGCCTTTTGGAAGTTGCCCCCTCTTGCCCCGGCCTGATACTGAATGAAGGTCACAGAATTAGAACGGAAGTTATAGGCTCCTAAATCCT